TTCATAGGGGGCTTGCTCATAGCTATGGTCTGAGTAGGGTAAGAAAGATACACCACTTACTTCATCAAAGTTGTTGTACAACCAGTTACCAATCTCAAGGAACTCATTGTCCTTATAGTACACAGTAATGGATGGCTTGTGTTCACACCAATGCTCTTGGTAAATAGACCACAGTTTAAGCTGATCCATACCAGTTTGATCTGAAGACATTACAGAACCTTCTGGTGCCTTCTGTGGGAAGCTAAACACTGCTGTAGTTGGGCTTGTAACGTCTACTTCCCAAGGCACACCAGCATTACTTAAGACTTGACACAAAGGATCACGCATATCAGCACGTACCCTACGGATATAGTAATCACTGTATCTTCCATGAATACCACTGGCAGAGTTTACAAGCTGTGATACAGTACCAGAGGGTTTAACACAAGTAATAGCAGTAGACTGATTGATACCAAGTTTCTTGGCCCACTCTTTGTTTGTATCAACTGCTACTTGACGAAGTGCTTCAAGTGCCTTTGGCAGATCAGGCTGGTTAGGGTGGTCAAACCCAGTTCCAGTAGTACATTGCCCAGACATAATAGGATTGTCCAATATCCCAGTCAGTGATACACCAAGCAATGCTTCCTCTTCAGTATTATTTTTCCATACTGATCTGAGATACCTGAAGTCTGTCAGTGTTGCTTGTAGTGTACCAAGAATAGTAGCAACACGAACCTTACGCTTTAGTGATGTAATGGTATCGTCTGCACGAACAACAACCTCAGACAGATTACAGAATTGATTAGGGCGAAGAATAATCTCAGAGCAAGGGTTAGTACCAAACTCGTGGTCTGTGTCCCTACGCTCATTCTTAGCTGCTTGTTTTTTACTGGCTACCCTGCTAAAGATACCACGCTCACCAGACTTAGATTCATACAAAGAAGCCCACTCATTTAGGAAGGCATCAAAATCAGGTTTTTCAGTGTAACAAGCAGAGTTATTTGCAAGACCACGTTGTGGTTCTTCAACCCACCACTGACCATGCTTTGCTCTACGGATTCTATCGTCTGAAAGGTTAGAGAGTGAGATCAGGGCAGACCTACGTACACCACCAACTACTACGATCTGTGCAATCTTACAACAGATATCATGACACTCAATACTGCTTAGTTTACGCCCTGCTGCCTTCTTAAATAGAGAGACAGTAAAGTTAAACAGATCAACCAATGGCTCAGGGCCACTTGCCCTACCACCAAAAGTCTTAAGTGTTGCTCCTGCTGGGCGTATCTTTGAGATATCCCAAGATGGGACTTGACCACTGTACAACAATGAGATCAGTTCACGATAAGCCTTAGCCCATCCAATCTTGCTGTCTGCCACTATGATTGTAGTATCAGTATCATGAAACTTCTCAGCAACATCAGGTAGCTTCTGTATGTACTGGCGTTCAACACTGAAACCAACACCTGTACCACACATCAAGATATACATCATCTCATCAAAAGCTTTAGGGTGGTCAATGGTTAAGTAGGAACAGTTAAACCCAGCTACGTTATCACGATCAAGGGCTTCTCCTGCTGTCATCAATGCCCTCATGCTTGGCATGACTTCTAAATCCAAGATAGCTTCTCTTAGCTCTTGAAAGTCTTTCTGGTACTTGTGGTCAGTACGTTTATCAAAGAAGTTAATATAACGTCTTACTGTTTCTTCCCACGTTTCTCTTCGTTGTTGTTCTGGTAGATACCTTGCGTACCTTGACTTGTGAATGTAGGATTCATATAAACCCATTTCCATTATTCTTTCTCCAATACGTTATAAACAATAAAAAACCCAACCAGTACGAACTGTACTAAGAAACATTCTACTTCTACACTTTCTTCTACTTCTGATTCGTCAATAAAGAAATTGGTAAACCCAATGTAAGGCAACCAGAAGCCAAACAATGGTAGACCAAATAACAAAATTCTTCCAAATTCTTTGCTAAAAGATACTGGCTTAAAGTTTGGTGTCAGTCCACATTCAGCCATAAATACTATTTGCATTTTGTTTTCCTTTTGTTATCTGAATACTTGTCTTTAAGGAACCTTAACGAAACAGGCATCTCATCAAAGCTGCCGTTATCTACCTCATGCAGCATCCAGATACCAGACCAATTATTGTTTCCTTGGTGTCCTAGATACCCCTCACTGTGCTGATAGAAGATCCCAGCAAAGATACCAGTAATAGCAGTACCATCACCCCTTCTGCTAAATGCTATGTCTCTGTCCTGCACATGGCCCATAACACAACTCATGTGTTTCTTACTAATCATAGTCTTGGCACTGGATACCGGCCTACCCATAACACCAGACGTAAAGAAATGAGAGAACCCTACGCCATTGATAATTACAGGCTCAAGGTAATCAAACACTTCCCAATCAGACAGGTTAAGATCGTGGTAACCAATCACATCTTCTAAGATGGCATCGACATCTACAGCACGTTCTATCCGTTGTTCGTGATTACCAAGCAGAAACACAAGCCTTGGCTTCCAACCCTTTTTCTTGTTTCGTTTTAGCCTTTGGATTTCTTTCTTGATTGGTGCAAGAAACAAGTTCATTGCTCTGTTCCCTGACTCTACATCCTTACTGTACCTACGACCTTCAAAGTCCTTCTTTCCTTTATCGTAACTACTAAGTGAAGGCATATCCCAGAAGTCACCAAGGTTTACAATCACATCTGGTTTCTTGTCTACGATATACTTTGCAGCCCATTCAAGATGGTCTATTGGTACACCATCCTTGACCTGACAGTCAGGTATCACTGCTATCTTCATGCTTCCTCCTACTTTGTATGTAGTTATCTAGCTTCTTGTCTTCGTAAACAGTGAAGTGTTTTATTCCTTCCTTCTCACACCACTGGCCCATTGTTAGTTTACTTCCTTTGCGTACTTTCTTATTTGGATCAGAGAGTACAAAAACTAACTCATAGTCTGGCAGGCTATCCCGTATTGATTTGTACTTTAAGGTGTCACCGGGGCGAAAGAAACCTTTACATTCGATCAGGACATCATCCAGTACAAAATCGGGCTTATAGTTTCGTTTCATAACGTATGGCATTGAGAATGGTTCGTACTGATAGCCCTTGCCACTGTTATTCGCTGCAAACTTAGCCTCTAAACTACTCCTGTACTTGCTGCTTCTTGCTTTTCTTTTTGCTTTGCTTCTTGCTTTGCTTCTTGTTACTGCTTTCTTTCTGATTGGCATTATGAAAATCCATTGGCATTGTTCTGCCGCGTTGTAACATCCATAGCAGGTGGCTGTTCTCAACTGCTCTTTGGAACCCGTCTTCACCAAACTCTTCAATGTACAGATCAATAACCAGATTGTCCCAAGTTTCCCTGTCGTTATCAGACAATAGTTTCTCAGCTTTCTTGGGCCCAATACCTTTTATACCAATGATGTTATCAACCTTATCACCAGTTAACATCTGAGCGTAAAAGAACTTAGTACCAGATTCCTCTGTTACTTCTTTCCACTCTTTCTTAATGTAGTTATAGTGAAGGCCGGGAACCATCAACAAGTCTTTATCAATGGTGGCTATTGCGGTATCGTCAGTCTGGAGTAACGCCATTGCATCGTCAGCTTCCATTCCGTCTACAACCTGTGCGTCATAGTACTCAATCAGATAGCCCCTAATGTTTTCGTAATGATAGGGTTTCTTTGATCCTGATCTGTTTTCTTTGTAGTCACTCCTAATCTTATATCTAAAGTTGTTTTTACCAGTTAGGAATATCTTATAGGATTCACATTGCGTATCATTGATGATTCCATTTACAAACAACTTACAACTATGTAGCGTAAACGAATCGGGGTCAGCCGTAACCAACCCCGTTTCCTTGTCCGTACTTTGGCAAGCGAACCCTATTCGATAAACAATAGGGTCGCCATCAATCAGAAGTTTCATTGTAACAATCCTTAGAATGGGATGTCGTCATCAAACTCTTCATGTGCATCTGACTGCACTGCCTTAAGATGTGGCTTGTTTGGCTCTGTAATACGCTTCTCATGAATGTACTTAGCCAACCCAAACAGAGACTTGATTGCAGGGCTATCGCTATCCTCAGCACCAGCCAAACATTGATCTGTAAAACTAGACTTACTTACTGAGTCTCGGTACTTAGCTGGAATAGGAGCAAGACCTGCAACCTCATCGTATACTTTGTCTTGTACTTGTTTGTTCTTAATCACTACAGTACATGGAATACCCAGTACGGATTCCCAGTCAGCAACCTGATCTTCTTCTGCTGATGGTTTGAATGCTTTGTAGTATTCAAGCTCTTTGCCAAGGCCAGACATAGTACGAAAGATATTAAAAGGTTTAGTCCACAAAATGCGTGGTGCTTCTTTGCCATCAATAGTTACAGTGTTATTAAGAATCTCAACACAGAGTGAGATCTGTTGGCATGGTGGTTTCTCTTCCCCTGCATAGTTTCGTTCCTGCATACCAAGGTCAGCTACATACACCAGCCTTCCTTCATATTCACCGGGTTTAAGGTTTGAGTATTCGGTTTTACTGCTAGATACTTCTTGACTCATTGCTCGTTCAAAAGCCATGATAATCTCCTTAGTGGATTTCAGAATAATCTTTAGCGAATTTTATGTCGCATTCTAACTCACGATCTAAGTGTAACAGTTTATTGACTTTCTTTATAGACCTATTCAATAACTCCTTTATATCATTTTGTTTGGTTTCGTTTAGTTCTAAGATTACTTCGTCATGGAACTGTGCTGTAAGTTGTGGTCGTTCTGCAATAATGTAAGCAAGCCACATATCAAAACAGAATGTACCAGTTCCTTGGTTTAGCGTACTGAACTTATCCTTTTCTGTTTTAAGGTGGTAGTAGATCTTTGCAACAGGATTCCATAACCACATCTTGTCGCCTTCTATTCTTCGTATTCCTACGTTGTCAGCAATGGTTTCCAAAGACCAGTTACGTTTCCAGTATGCCTCTCGTACTGTCTTAGCATCTTCCTCACTGATACCTAGTTGACGAGAAAGGGTAGCCACTCCAGCACCATAAGTACAGGCATAGTTACCACCCTTGTATATATGCCTGATCTTAACTATATCTTCAGGCTGAAACCCAGCCTTATAATCTGCTACCTCTTGTTTAGTCAATACACCCGCAGACAATGCAAGGTCAAGGTGTGGATCAAAGTCTGGTGTCATCATCTCCTTAACGTACTCTGGATCGTAGTCCCACATATAATGCTGCTTAGTGCGATCCTCAAGTGATGCCATGTCTGAGCCACAAAGTATATTGTCTGGACTACGAACAGTAAGTAGTGATCTTATCTCAGCACCATACGGCTTACGGCTTGAAGGAATGTTTACACAGACAGCGTGTTTAAATCTCAGCGTGTTAGTGAACCCTTGTATCTGGGCTTTTACATATCCGTCTGAGTCTACGTTATCAAGGAACCCTTTTACCAATCCTATTCTATGCTTAACCACAGTCATAGTCTCAAGGTGAGCAAGTTCTGGGTGCTTGTCAAACATCTTAGTTACTGACTTGCACAGACTTCCATCGTTGTTCTTGATTTGTTCTACTGCTTTGCCTGTTTGTTTTGAGAACTTAAATGTCTCAGCCTTCCAGCCCAAACTCTTAAGCCAGTCCTTTAATTGCTGAACACTTCCGGGATTAGGTTGTTCTGTTCCAACCACAACTTCGATAGCTTCTTTTGTGTCAAAGTCTTTCCCAGCCTCTTCGGTTATTTCTTTCCACCTTAGTCCAGTAACAGAAAGAGAACCATCAATCTTGTATGGCTTTGCTGGGCGCTTGCACTTCTTGATCTTCTTT